TGGTAATGTAGTAATGCAAATATGGTTAGGTAAGCAACATTTAGACCAAAAAGATAAACAAGAAATTACATCTTACAATGAACCTTTACCACTTATAATTGAGGGAACTTCAACGACTCTTAATAATAAACCAAATGGCAAAGCGAAAGGGTAATATCTTTGGACAAACAGTTGTCTATGAAAAAACCTTTAATGGTACAAGTATAGGACGCAGACCTAAAACTTCTTCAATGAATAAAAATAAAAAAAGAAATTTTAAGAAATATAGAGGTCAAGGTAGATGAAACGATCTAGCTTCTATCCTAATGGAGAGTTTATACCCTATCAAATGCCACAAGATTTTAGACCATCACAAGGCAGAGGTAGTTGTGGTAATTGTGGTATGTTTTCACAAAGACATATGTTCTGTGGTGTATGGAGAACTAAAGGTGTCAAAGATACTTATGTTTGTAATAAGTGGAGACAAAGACATTTTAAAAGATGACAAATTTATTAAATCAAATTAACCAAGCGGCTAACGACTATCATAAAACCAAAGATGAAAAATATAAGAAACTCTGGTACAAGCTTATTAAGAATTTTCATAAAAGGGATATAGACTATCAATCAGGTGGAGCATATAAGGCATTTCTTAAACTATTTTCTAATAATCTTAAAAAATGAAAGAATTAGTTATAACTTTGATCTTAGCTAAAGGTCAATTAATGCCTATTCAGTTATATGAGTTATCTTGTTATGATTGGTATAAGAAAAATGTAATTGTT